GTCATCTACTGCCGATGCTGGGGAGACGCCTGTGACGAGTACATTCCCGCTGAAGTAATGCGTCGCATCAATGTAGAACTTCATGGCCACGCTTGCTCCGCCGATCAGATTGAAGAGGGCGAGCTGCCCGGTGGTGTCGGTCATGTCGAGTCCAACGGTATCGATTGATCCATCCCAGCCCTTCAGCGTCGCCAGATACGTCCTCCACGCCGTGCTGCTATCAGTGGCCTCCGGCGTGATGTCCTTGGTGTCCGCTTTCAGGTTTATCTTCCATCCTTTTATTTCCGCTACGAAATTGGTGGCTTGTGTTACCTTCCCACCCTTTCCTGCAACTACAGTCATTTCTTATCTCAACTCCTTCATAGATTTTCTATTCTTAGATCGATCTAAGCCTCAGAAGGGGCCTTCATTGGCAATTATTATTTTAAAAACGGTATTGGTTAGCCCACTAACCCAGGATTCCGAATGATATTAAACTCAATTGAATATATATGTCGGTCGTTATTATCTTTCCAGTGATCCAGTCTGCCCCCCCATATCACCGAAATACAGTTTGCTACTGTTTCCCGATGAAGTAAGCCAATTATCGCGAGTGCCCGCGAGCGAGCGGCTTGTTTACCGGCCAGCGTAGCCGTATCCCTCGTTTGGATCTGCATCATAGGCCGCTGGAGATCATTCCCGCCCAGACCATCAGTCGAGAAGACATACTCGGACCTACCACCGCCTTCAAAAAGGCCGATCTGTGCCACGCTGGTCTCGTCGAACTCGGTTTTGATGTCCGATGCACTATAACCGCCCGCTATCAGGGCATCGTAAAAATCATTGTTAATATCGCCCGCGGTCATCTTCTTTAATCTCCTTCAACCATTCACACTTTTGATCAGGAAATCGGCAGCGGCAACGCCATAATTCGTCTTGTGGTACCTCTCGCCGATGGGCATCGCAGAACCACATCTGGTCTCATGGTACTAGAGGAATGCTTGTGGGTCCGAATACGTATCTACCGCCAATGAGAAGGAGAAGACCTATTAACATAACAGTTTGGTATATTCTCCATTTTTTCAGCTCATCGATTTCAGCCTGGGTCTGCCCAAGAGTATCACAGATTCCGCCTTTGCCTTCTAGTTTGTTTTTGATAGATTTTACATCTCCGGCGATCCGAGTCAACCATTCCCGGTCTGTTTGGGGTTCATCTGAAGGAAATTCTCCGAGCAGTGCCATGCAACCTCAAGTTTTGTCTCCGGTCTGTCCTCTAGTGGCGAACCACTGAGCACCCCAAGCAGCTACCGCGCCGCCGAGTACTTTTGCGCCATCAATTGCCAGTGCATTGCCAGAAAATACCGCCATCGCCACAATGAGAAGATAGGCCACGAGAATCTCTGAAAATATCCAGAAGCCTTCCCCGAACTTAGAGACATCGATATTTACAGTCACTCTTTGACCTCCTCCGCCCAGCCCATGTAAATCCACTCATCCGCTACTTCTGGCGGGACCTCCCCCGGTACGGCGAGAATTCTGCCCGGGGGTAGGAGCGTTGTATTCCCGAAGAAATTGTACTTGAAGTTCTTCGGAATGCCTGGTAAGATGCGAACCTTGGTCATCATTTAGAATCCCGTCCTGATTCCGCCGCCTGATAGCTTTCTCCTCATGTTCCTCATGGCCACCAGGCCGAGGCCATTTGTCTTGAACTTTGCTTGCCATTGGTCGGGCGTCATCCAGGCCTCGCCATTGGCATCTCGGAGAAGGTAGAACTTGGGGCCGTACTGCTTATAGATATACGAGAGGGTCTTGGGGTTCAGCCGCACGCCGATTATGATATCATCCCGCTGCAGTTCCGCGGTCTTCTTCTCCCGGATGCCTTCTTCACTTTCGGCATCCATGACAACCCAGACCTTAGCGACCTTTTCGGGTTCCCAGCCGGGAATCTTAGAGTGACCTCCAGCGGGAAGGTCGGCCTCCGGGCCATCATAATTACAGATACCGGAAAGCCAATCTTCCTCTTCGGGTTCCGTTTCTTCTTTCACTTCATCATCTGGCATAATAGTACCTCATATCGATTCAAGCTCCACAGGCTCCTTTCTGGCCCAATATATGAGCGGCTGCAGAGTGAATGCAGGACTCACTCCGAGATCTGACGCCCACCCATGTGGGGGCGTCCCTAGGGATGGAAGCTTCATCATAGGATTCTGGAAGATCGCAGGGTCTACTCCCGATAATACCACAGTCTGGCCGGGGGGCCTGTGCTCGATCAGATCCGAAGGTAGCACGGCGGCCCCTGCCATTCCAATGATAGCTAATATAGCTAGAATTTTATAGATCATGTTCTCCCTCTACTATTTGATATGCTTTTCTACGAAGCCTTTTAGCTCTTTAGAATGCGTTTCTATTGCCGAAGTGATGAACTTCGCCTGGCCCGTTGTGTGGTTCAGACTCATGTCCTGGTGCTGGCGAAAAATGTATTTTTTTGCAGCGCCCCCTCCGCCAATGTATACGCATAGATTGGCATCATCGCGTTCGGTTCCGAGAGAATTCCGCATAGTGCCCCCATTTATAGGAGCCACTGGACATCGCTCTTTTGCCGTGGTGAGTATCAGGCCTTTGGCACACTCCTCAACGCCATCGAGCGCCTTGGTCTTGATGGATTTCTGCCAGCTCTCGGGATGCCAATTAACGGTAGCCATTAGTTCTCCTGCTTGATCAGCCGCATGCAACGACAACTGCAATCATTTTCAATCGTCCGGCCATCCCGCATCCGCACGCAAGCGCATGCGACGTCATACTTGGAAAGGCATTCCCGGATTTCTGCGATGTCGTCGTTCATTTAGATTCCGGCGAGTGGATAGGCCCCAGGACCTGGCGCATTTGGAACAATCGGAATCCGATGAGCATTGAGCCTCTACAACCTTATTTCGTATTCTATGATCTGTCCCCCGATGCCGGTTATAGACCGAACCGATAGTACTGGGTAGGTTACAGAGCCATATATCACAAAATCGTCACTCACGACTGCCACAGAAGTACGGATAACAGCATTGCTCACCACTTCCTGAGAATTGGGCTTTTTTACAACAGCCGTCTCCTGAGAGAATCTACAGGGCTGAGAGGGATAATCCGTATACGTGGGACCGTATAATCCCGATCCAGTACGCTTTTTGTGAGTGAATGTCTGTCTCATCGGTGTAATTGACATTAGTTATTCTCCAAAACCGGGTCTGTGCATATTACAACATCAGGAGAACCGTCTGCGTGAGCATCTATCCTGATCTCCACAGGCGTAGGCCAGCCTTCTTGGTCTATCGTATCAAAAAGCGCAAGTCTCATTTTCTCCTCAATCCGGATGTGCAACGACACATATTATGAACCCAAGCAATAACACTGCCAGTGGACGCATAAACACCATCAGGAAGCTGTCGGGCTTCGCCAGCGGTACTCTCGCAGACATGACAAAGCCGCTTATCCCGCGTTACTATGCGGTACTCTTCCCACTCATCTGGATCGAGCACCCCACGCTTAACCGCGCCCTTGGTGCTCTCATAAGCTCCTTGATTAGAAGCGATATGACCCTCTGTCAACCCGATATTATTTGCTCTCCAAACCAAGAGCTTCTTTCGATACTTCTCCTCTAGTCTATCGGCAAGAACAGGATCTATATCTCCTAAGGCTTTTCGATAATTCGCCACCGCTTGGACATGTTGTGGGAGGAGGCCGATATGCTCCCTAATGAGCCGGCTCTGCTGCTGAGAAGTAAGCCCCTCCTCAAAGCCCCGCAGAACGATTTGCCGTATCGTCTGCTTGGTAGCATTATCAATGTACTTGATTTCCTTGGCCGCATATTTTTTGCACCAAGCAATTGCTTCAGGAGATTTGAGATCGAACTTGACACCTATTCCAAGCAGTTTCCCGAGAGTCGCGAGTTGCGCTTCTCCGGCCTCGAAAAATGCCAATTCGATATAGGGCGTCGGGTCGAACCGAACGATGGGCGTATTGCTGCGGCCCTCGATCCTGGTTTTGTCCGCCCATTCTTGAAATGCTAAGGAGATATTCCGGGCCCACCTATCACCTATTTTTACGATGGGTGAGATCATACTATCGGGGCCGAGCGCAGGATATACTTAGAGACCAGATCGTATGCCTCCTTAGACATCAGGCCCTTATAACGGCTTGCTGCTCCGGATATAGAACCCCCGGGGTTAGTGGAATACTGCTCTGAAGTCCCGCCATAGGACACTGATGTTATGCCCTCCCGCTGAAGTTTCAGCCTCTCTAGCCTATCAGCGGTGTTCAGGATATCATAGATCGCTATGGCTTCCTCGCAACAAGCATCGAGGACGGCCTGAGGAACCTCCACATTCCCCGATTCATCCGCATCAGGATACCAGCCGTATTCTGTCATGTACTCCCGGGGGAACTGCCTATCCTGACTGCCGTCCCGCATATACTTACGCCCGCGCAGGGGTAAGGAATCGATGGCTTTTGTAGCTCGCTGGAGATACCAAGACTGGACCGTCACATCTGCGGCTTTGAGTACTATAGCTGAGGCTCGGGGATCGACCCCCATCCATGTCTCAAAAATGGTATCTGTTGTGATGTAACTATTAGATATGGCAGTCATTTAGTTTAACGACCTCCAAACGCTCTAAGTATCATGCTTGAGGCGGCTCATTTCGTTTTGATTCCCTCTTTAGCCTCGCCTGCTCCCTCCCCCCTCGGAGCCCTTTTCAGCGCAGAGGAGATCCCAGTGCTTCTCGGCTTTCATGAGAATTTTATGTGCTCGGATGGCTTCCGTCACGATTGCTCTCTCAGGTCTAACTGGTATCTTCTGAGGATTCTGTCTATCTGGGCCAATTACCTTCAGATCATGGAAAAAATCGTCTCCGACATATCGCACGCCCACGTAAGCCGCTCCACCCGGCCAGATCTGATACTCGCGAGTCTCTGCCGTCACTGGCAGCTCTGGGTCATACCCCTCTTCTCCGGGAATATTGCGTTTGATAGGCATTCTCAGATCCCTCCGAAAGTCACAATCGTAGGCTTAATGGATCGCTTGACCTGGAAGTAGATGTTGCCGCTTGCGTTCTTGCCCAGGAACCGCACGATCACGATAAGCCGTCGCTGGTTCGTGTTCTGGTAACTCGCGGCTATGTGGTAGAGCGTATTGATTGCATCTCCAGGGATGATTG